CATTCCTGGTTCAAAGAAAAAACGTAGAGAAGAAGATCCAAAGGTTTCTCGCCGTAAAAGCGGTGAGAGTAATGGTTGGGATTCAAACCCAATCATTAAAACATTAGGTGGAAAAGAAACAGAGGTTTTTACAATCGGTGCATTTGCACAAGCATTGGAAAAAACAATTGTGACAATTCGCCTATGGGAGAGAAAAGGGTATATTCCTCGTGCCCCGTATCGACTTCGGTCTAAGACTGTAAAAGGTCAGAAGACTGGAGGAAATCGGGTATACACCCGAAACCTCATTGAATGCGCTGTTGAAGAGTTCAACAAGCGTGGCTTGCTTGGAACTGCTCGTGTAGAGTGGAACCAACACGAAGACCTGACTGAGGCTTTAATAAAGCGTTGGACAGAAATTACAAACCTAGAGAGCCAGTAGTTATTAAATCTGTACAGTGATACAGAATACTCCGTGCCTCACGACCGAAAGAAGAAATAAATGCCTATAACCAAACCTACCGATGCATACGATGCATCATCATCTACATTAGATGTTGATAGCGAAGATGCAATGCCAAAAGTCGGCACCACAGTTCAACAGGGCTGGGATGCTTTTGACTCACTACTAAAGTCAGATAATCAAGGTGATTATCCAATTGACTTCAAGTTCTCTGAGGAACCAGTTCTTGTTAAGTTCCTTGAAGATCAACCATTTGCTTCTTATGAACAACACTGGATCGAACGCCCAAAGGGTAAGAAGTCTTTTGTTTGTTTAGGAAACAACTGTCCACTGTGCGACGTTCTTGGGGATAAGCCTCGTGGCAAATTTGCTTTCAACGTTGTCGTATTAACTGGTGAAGCACAAGGATTACAAATCCTTACTGCACCACCAACACTTGCTCGTTTGATTAAGAAGGCTCATGAAGATGAGCGTAAAGGCCCTTTATCAAAAGAGTATTGGGAAGTTTCTCGCATGGGAACTGGACCTACAACGAACTTTACCCTCAACTTCGTTCGTGGTCGTGACCTTGCAGAGGAATGGAAGTTGAGCAGCGATGCTGCTCAAGAACTTGTAGCAACCGCTGTTCCTTACACAGCAGATGTAATTCGAGAGACCCCTCGCTCCGAAATGCTAGAAGTTGCTCGTTCTGTAGCCTAATACGCTTCCACCGAGAAGGAGTCTGTTTCCGTTCAGGCTCCTTCTCACTAACAAAAGAGGGATTATGAATATAATTACAACAAAAGAACAATTACAAGAATTAGTTGAGTTTTACTCAAACGTAGATGCATTTGCATTTGACGTTGAAACTGTTGGCGATAACAGAATTCAACCAGTAGTTAATGATGTGCTTTGGATTTCATTAGCAACTGAGGGAAGAGTCGACGTTATTCCTATGGGACATCCTAATGGCGAGTTTTTACATTGGGATAAAGAGTTACTTCTTAGTGGTCAACGAAAACTTGCTGCAGGTAAACCTTTAAAAGATGAAGACTATTCAAAGAACCAAGCAAAGTGGAAACCAGTATTTGATAAAGCACCAGATCAGTTACTTCCAGGTGAAGTTTTTAAAGCCTTAAAACCTTTGTTTTTTAGTGACAAATTAAAGATAGGTCACAACGTTAAGTTTGATTTAAAATCAATTGCAAAATATTACCGTGGTGTTGTTCCATCAAAACCATTCTTTGACACAATGATGGCTGCTTTTATTATTGATAATAGAAATAGAATTGCTTTAAACCTCGCCGCTTGTGCTGAAAGAGAACTTAGTTTAAAGGTTGAAAAAGGTGTAGGTGCTGAGGTTGAAGTCCACTCATTCAGTGCTGTAGTAAAGTATGCTGGAATTGATGCAGAAGTTACTTGGAATCTTTACAAGACCTTTAGTCCAAAACTAGCAAACGGATTGAAGAGAGTTTGGGATTTAGAGATGGGTGTCATTGCTGCTCTTTGTGATATGGAGTTAACTGGAGCAACAATTGACGTTGAAGAGTTAACTGCATTAAAAGCACGATTAGAAAAAGACATTGATGCCGCAAGAGCAAAGGCTTGGAAATTAACTGGCAAAGCATTTGCTATGAACTCTGTAAAAGAAAAACAAGAACTATTATTCTCACCAAAACCTGAAGGTAGAGGTATTAAACCAAACCTAAAGGTAAAGGTTGCATTAACTGCAAGAGGTCAAGCCGTCGCAGCAACAGATCCAGCCAACTTAAATATCTATCATTATTCAGTATCTTCTGATGCTTTAGAGTTTTATAGAAGCAAAGACGAATTAGTTGATGCCATTCTTGAGTATCAAGATCTAAATAAGTTAATGACTACTTATGTAATGCCATATCTTGGTGGCGAAGTAACCAGAACCACCATGGGTAAAGAAAAAATATTTGATAAAAAGAGTTTGCTTATTAATGGAAAAGTTCACACAAACTTCAAACCTCATGGAGCAGAAACTGGAAGATTTTCTAGCAGTGATCCAAACTTACAAAACATTCCAAGTAGCGGTCAGTATGGAAAATTAATTCGCAACCTATTCATTGCTCCACCAGGACATAAATTAATAGTTGCTGATTACTCTCAAATTGAACCACGCATTATTGCCTCGTTTTCAAAAGATCCAATTATGGTTAAAAACTATCTAGAAGGCGGAGATATTTACACAACCATTGGTGACACTATGGGCGTTGATCGTAAGGCTGGAAAAGTTCTTGTTCTTTCTATTGCGTATGGTGTTGGACCAGAAAAAATTGCTCAAAGCATTGGTTGTTCTGTAAATGAAGGAAAAGAGTTATTAAATCGTTTTGCTGAACAATTTAATGATATTGGTAAATACAGGGCTAGAGTTATTAGGCAATGTATGGCAAGAGGACCTATACCTTATGTAACTACTGTATTTGGTAGAAAACGTTACATACCAGATCTAAAAAGCACTGATAAAGGATTACGAGCCAGAGCGGAACGACAAGCCTTTAATACAGTAATTCAAGGATCTGCTGCAGATTTAATGAAATTAGCAATGATTAGAGCCCACTCCTGTTTTGTGGATGAACCAGATGCAAATGTCATTTTGACTGTACACGATGAATTAGTTACTGTTGCTCGTGAAGATCTAGCAGAAGAGGTAGCCGAAGCAATTTGTGAATCAATGGAAGGTATACAAATTCCAGAGATTATTGTTCCTTTAATTGCAGATGTAAAAATTGTAAATAAATGGGGAGAAGCAAAGTGAACGACACAGCCTTTTGGTTAATTATGTTATGCGTAGTAGGCGCATTTATAGCAATAAAGATAGGTGGCTAATGAGTACTTCAGACTGGTGGTCAAAACAATTAGGCGGACAACCCGCAGCAAGACCTGCAGATGTTCCGATGCCTGCATCGCAACAACCTATGACTCCTTACATTCCTCCACAACCACAACAACCAACAACAAAAGCACAAAGTGTTAAACAAGTACAAACTTGCCCAGACTGCGGTTCATCAAACTATATGTCACCTGCTCAGAATGTAGGTCTTCGTTGTTATGACTGTGGTTATCCAATTCAACAATCTGGAAGTAAATTTGGATCATTAACAGGCGCTAATGTGGAAGGTCCTACTAAGTCATCAATTGGAAATGATGCTCAAAGTAATTGGAATCCACAAGGCATTATTGGAAGAGTTGACTAGTGAATGATGAAGCAAAAAAAATTGTTGCACAACTCAACAAGAAATTCGGCAATAATGTGGTCGTCCTTGCTTCTGATATTAGGAGCGACCTTATTCCTCGTATTACCTCTGGTAGTACTACGTTGGATTACGTCCTTGGAGGAGGATTCCCAGGAAACCAATGGAACGAATTAATTGGAGAACCATCTCACGGTAAAACAGCAGTTGCTTTAAAAACCATTGCTGCTAATCAAGCATTGAATCCTGATCATACAACCGTGTGGGTTGCTGCAGAGCAATGGGTTCCAGAATATGCAGAGATGTGTGGTGTTGATACAAGCCGTGTAATTGTGATTGAAACCTCAATTATGGAAGAGGCATACCAATCAGTTATTGAGTTTGCTGAATCTAAGTCAGTTGATGCAATAGTTATCGATTCTTTACCAGCATTATCTCCTGCTCCAGAAATGGAAAAAGACATGAGTGAAATGACCGTTGGTAAAGGAGCATTACTTACTAATAAATTTTTCCGTGTAGTAGGCACAGCAATGAAACGCAGTCTTGTAGAAGATGAGCGCCCAGTGCTTGGTCTTATCATCAATCAATACCGCATGAAGATTGGTGTAATGCATGGAGATCCAAGGACCACACCAGGAGGTGAAGGAAAGAATTATGCATTCTTTACTCGCTGTGAAATTCGTCGTGACGAATGGATTGAGGCTGGTTCTGGAACAAACAAGAT